GTTGCGGCGCATGAATACGAGGACTATTCCGGAAGTGCCGATGTGTTTTATCGCCGAGGCGATAAGTATTACTCTGTTTCCGCCGGTCATTGTAGCTGCTATGGGCTTGAGGGCCAGTGGGAGCCAACCGAATACACGAAGGATGAGCTTGTTGCCGCCCTTGAGAAGGGGCAGTATTACCATAAATACTGCGATATCAACGATGTTCGGGGTGTTGTTTTGTCAAAACTGAAGGGCGAAGCATGATTGAAGTGCATACGCCACAAGAGTTGAGCGACTGGATTCACACGGCAAAACCGGGGAAGCGATGCGTGTATTACCGCGGCTTGCTGATGATGGATCGCGCATTATCTAATGGCGTCGTGACGCCGGAGCTTGTCACGGCTCGAAAGGCGTGGGGATTGTCAGAAGCAAAGCGAGTTGCGCTCACTCAAGCGCGCGTTGGACCGTTTGATTGCCTTTATATAGCGGAGAAGCTCGTATGATGATGTATGAAGACAAGATTATCCGCGGCACCACGCTGCAAGAGCTTCACGACGCGGTTAACGCCGCCAAGGAAGAGGGCTGGGAGACCGTCAATGCGCTTTATTATGCGTGGGACGGGAAAGAGGCGGGGTTTGAATGGAAGGTCCGGCGGCTTGTCGAAGAGCCGTGGTTCACGGATGGCGAGTGGCGAGATTTGCGGGATGTCGAAGATGGGTATTTTTTTGAAACCCCGAAGCCAAGCGCAGCGGACCCTTTTTCTGGCACTAATCTCATTGTCTATCTTGTCGGGCTCATCGCCGGTGCTGCTCTTCTTGGTGCTGGGACATATGCTGCTGGTCTTTCGCCGATAGCCTCCGGCGTGCTCGGGGCCATATACGGGTTCTGCTGGACATGGTGGTGGATAGGCGATGCATATTGACATTCTGATCTCCGCGGCGATTTATATCTTCTGCGGCTGGCTCACGTCGGTAATAATCGCATTTCAGCATGGCGAGAGCGCCGAAATACACGAAATGATGCTGGGTGCCATTCTGTGGCCGCTCGCGTGGTTTATGTTCAGCGCAGGATTGGTGGGGCTTGCATTGAGGAAGGTGTTTAAATGACACACAGAACTGTGCACTACGAGACATTCCGTCCAGCAATAGTGTGGGTTTCAGATTTCTACGACCACCCATTGGCTGGTATTTGCAGGTGGGAAGGCGAGTTGTGCCGGTTTGAGTGGGATTATGACGACGATTGGGTTCGGATATACTTGCTAACGCGCCTTCAGAAGGTCCGATGGCTGTGGAGGAAGGTGAAGTTCGAGATTTGCGTCGGATATCATTGGACATACAAAGACGGGAAGCGAGAAACAAACTTCCACTACCGCAACCCACAATGGCTGTACCGGCTGTTGTTTAGATTTCATTATCGTAGATGGAGAATGCCAAAATGACTCTCGATGAGATCGCCGAGAAGTGCAAGAGCGGAGTTTGGTACGTCGGTACGGTGTACACGCAGCATTCGATGGGCCGGGACGAGGCTGCGTTGGACGCAGCCATACTTGCCGGTATGCTTGCCCGAGCCGCAGTTAATGTGTACAGTCCAATTGTTCACTGGCACCACATTGCAGATGTGGTCGATCTGCCGGAAGCCCACGATTATTGGATGCGCGTGGACGAGCCAATGATGGATCGGTGTGACGGGATGATTTACGTGAGGATGAATGAGTATGAGAAATCCCGTGGACTTGCGCATGAGGTGGAGTATTTTACAGCGCAGGGGAAGCCCGTGCTGTATTGGGATTTTAAGCCGGTTTGGTTCAATGGCAGAACAGCGGTCCTGTAAACCGCCTACGAGAGTTCGATTCTTTCAACCGGCACCAATTAAGGCGGGGTAACTCCCGCCTTTTTCTTTTACGGGGTTTCGTGCGGTATACTTATTGCATGGATGCTGCTGAAATCGCCGATATCATTGAGAAAATCCCGCCAGAAGAGCGCGGGGAAATCCTCGATTTGCTTCGCCGAATTGATGATGCGAAGCTGAAAGAACTCGCCCAAAAGGACTTCCTCACGTTTGTGAAGGCTGTGTGGCCGGGGTTTATCCTCGGAAAACATCACTCCATTATGGCCGAGGCGTTTGAGCGTGTCGCCGCTGGTAAGCTGAAGCGATTGATTATCTGTATGCCTCCGAGGTCGAGCAAGTCGGAGCTTTCTTCATATTTGCTTCCGGCATGGTTTTTGGGGCGTCACCCCGAACAGAAAATCATTCAAGCATCACACACCGCGGAGCTTGCGGTAAGTTTTGGCCGAAAGGTCAGAAATCTCGTTGGTTCTGAAGATTACGCCAAAATCTTTCCCGATGTTTCTCTCGTGCAGGATTCGAAAGCCGCGGGAAGATGGAGCACAAACAAGGCGGGGGAATACTTCGCGATTGGGGTACAAGGTGCGGTTGCTGGAAAAGGGGCAAATCTACTTGTGATTGACGACCCCTTGTCGGAACAAGATGCTGTTATTGGTGAGTTCGATCCGTCTGTCTACGACAAGGTTTATGAGTGGTATTTGACTGGCCCACGGCAGCGTTTGCAGCCCGGCGGGGCTATTGTTGTTGTGATGACTCGTTGGAGCAAACGCGATCTTGTCGGAAGGCTTCTCAATGACATGGCGAAGAAGCCGGGATCAGATGAATGGGAGGTTATAGAATTCCCCGCTATTCTTCCATCCGGAGCGCCGCTTTGGCCGGAATTTTGGCCCATTGAAGAGGTCTTGAAGGTCAAGGCGTCGCTTCCCGTATCTCGATGGAATGCGCAGTACCAGCAAGACCCGACATCCGAAGAAGGAGCCCTCATCAAGCGTGATTGGTGGGGTAAATGGGAGGAGAAGCTTCCCGGCACCGTCGCCCGCATTACCGCCATGGACACGGCCTTCGAGAAAACACAACGCGCCGACTACACGGCTTGCGTGACCTTCGACATTTTCGAGCACCGAGACGAACTCGGGAAGATTCGGCACAATCTGATTCTCATCGATGCGTGGAAGGAGAAGCTTGAATTTCCCGAGCTTAAGGCAACCGCGCTACAATACTACAAGGACATGCAGCCGGACATGTTCATCGTGGAAAAGAAAGCATCCGGCGGACCCCTTATCGCAGAACTCCGTGCCGCAGGCATCTTCGTTGCGGAATTTACTCCTACCCGCGCCACTGGCGACAAGATTGTCCGTGTGAACGCCATTACCGACGTGTTTTCATCGGGGATTGTTTGGGCTGTTGACGCCCCGTTCTCCGAAGAGGTGATCGAAGAGTGCGCGGCATTCCCCTCCGGAGAGCATGACGACTACGTAGACGCCGTGACGCTTGCGATTTCAAGGTTCCGGCAGGGCGGGTTGGTTCTTCCGACAGATGAGCCCGAAGACAACATCAAAATACCGCGCTCGCGGGAACCCTATTATTGAGGATTTAAATGGACACCCCGCTCTCAATTGAGGCACAGCGCCCGCTTGCCGTGGATGTTTCGTCTGAAATGCCGTCCAACGTGACGGAGCTTGAAGACGGCAGCGTGGAGATCGACTTGGCACCCGATACTCCCGAAGAGGAGGTCGTTGAGCACGGTGCGAATCTCGCGGATGTAATGCGAGAACAAGACCTCACGTCGCTTGCTGCCGATCTCGTTGCTGACTTCGAAGACGATCTTCGATCCCGCTCACAGTGGGAGAAGACCTACATGAAGGGTCTCGATCTTCTCGGGCTGAAGATTGATGAGCGCACGAATCCGTGGCCGGGGGCGTGTGGTGTGTTTCACCCCATTCTCGCGGAGGCGGTGATCCGCTTCCAAGCCCAAACCATCATGGAAATTCTTCCGCCCTCCGGTCCCGCCAAGACGAAGATCATGGGGAAGGTCACGCCGGAGAAGCTGAAGCAAGCCTCCCGCGTCGAGAACGAGATCAATTACATCGTCACGGAAAAAATGCCGGGATACCGCTCCGAGATGGAGCAGATGTTGTTTAAACTTGCGCTCGCCGGATCAGCCTTCAAGAAGGTGTATTTCGACCCCAATACGGGGGTGCCAGTGTCGAGATTCGTGGCCGCGGAAGACTTCGTGGTTGCATAT